GAACGTTCTTCTCACCATAGTGAGCAGCCGCTCTTTGGAGGTTTTGAGCACCAGATAAACCTGCTGGATCATCAAAAGTATCATAATCCACATAACCAATCAATTGACCGGTTTGCGTTGCATTTGCTATTGGTGAATAGCGAAACTTACAGCTGCGGAATTTGTAACGCTCCCACAATTGTGAAACAACCGAAAGTCTCCCGATCCCGAGAGCCACAGGGTTGACCACAGCAGTGTAAAGAACTTGACCCGCCACAGCAGAAGTCTTGCTGTCAATAGTAATTGAGGTAAGAAAATCTGTTCCTCTGAAGCGACACATATGTCCGTCTCTACTAGTCTTTGATCGCATAGGACGCATCATATTTTTCGCTACAGGGGCCAAACCAACCATACCCCCACGAGTGGTGCCGAGACGTCTACGACGATTCAGGTGCTTTGGCGCCTTGATCCTCGCAGTCGCTATAACAACACGCGATTTAGGTTTCTTTGCTTTCTTCGAACGCTTGTTATCTTTTGCCATTTTAGCAGTAATAACAAAATCTTTTATCTAACTTAATTAAATTTCTTCAGCCGAATTAGATAAAGTGCCACACCCATTAGTAATGGCATCGTACAAAGGCAGCCATGACCATGAAGACCCACTTTCATAGCCACAGTATAAGTTTACAATTTCATGATCAGTTCGGTAAACTGACTCAACCTGCTCATAAGTGAAATCCAATCCACTCTTAGCAGGCGGTCCACGAAGTACATCCATATAATTGCTTTTCAGCCAACGGATATAATCCATTATTAGGACTCTTGATTCAGGATCAAAGAAACTATCAATGCGAAGCGCATATGCTCGTAAGAGTGAAATACGCGAATTCGCCCTTGAAAAGTGGGAATACGCCAAGGCACACATAACCTTTTCATTTTCAGGATAAGGCACGTGCACGCCATTGATTACTTTAAAACCCATACTCAGAAACCAACATTGAATAAGTTCTCGAGGCTCATAATGATCAGCGTGCGTGACCACTCCAATTTCCGACCATACGCCAGAAACGGTAGTAGCATTAAACCACGGTAACACTTCATCATCACAAGTCCAAGTATTATCATCTCCGTTCAAAGCCGCTTCCACATGTTTAATCATATCATCATAGCAAGGCTGTTCACCCGGAAACTGTTTTCTCCATAACATGATCCAAGCATAACAAAAGAATCGGAACAAAATCATTGTATTGTCCACAATAGTATTAGCTGAACCACTAGGATTACCAGTATTCTTAGTAAACAAATCACCTGCTGAAGCAACGATGATAGAATCGACAATTTCAACATATAATGCTGTCAACCGTCTATAATTTTCA